CTGGTCGTTGTCGTCATCATCGTAGAAGGATTCTTCAAACTCTGACATATGGCACTCTCCTTTAGACCGCACCACACCGGAGGAGTATGGTGGCTTCTTGTTGTTTTACACCCCTTATGTACGCTGTCGGTAATGGGGGGTTCCCGACAGGTTTCAGCACTCGGCTTACGTCAGTAACTATAATATGTGTCTGCAAACTTTTGCAAGCACCTAGAAACTATTGGCCGACGGTACGTAAACCTTCTGTAGCGAACTGGTTGGTACGAGCAAAACCGCCACCTGTCTCAAATTCTGCGCTGCGTTGGCGACGACGTTTAGCGATACGTTGTGCAGCTGCCGTGTTGGTTCCGAATGTGCCACCAATCTGTTCAGCCTGGGTGATGGCTTCTTCGCCTTGTAGCGGGTTGAACACTTCTTGTTGCGCAGCAATATCAGCAAAACCTTTACGGGCTGTGGCAGAAGTCACACCTGCTTGTTGTAGTTCTTCAGCCTGGCCGACACCCAACTGGATACCAGCAGCAAGACGACCTTCCGCAGCGATACTTGCAGACTCCATGCTTTTAGTTATCGAAGCCTCTTGACGGGTCGGGTCCAAAAAGTATGCAGCCAACTCACCCTCGGTTATCCCGTACAGTTCTTTAAACTGTTTAGTCACTTCAGGGTCAGCGTTTTTAACAGCCGTATAGCCTTCATCTACTCGACGTTTAATTTCGGCAGGGGAAGTGTTGCGGGCAATAAACCCTTGGAAATCTGTGGCAGGGTCATCGTAGAACCCTGCTGGCATACCAGCACCCTGCAACACAGACGTATAGCTGTTTTCTAGTTCAAGGATTTGGGTTAAAGGCAACGGTGGCAGATTGTTCTTTTTGCGTGTCTCGTTAGCACTAAACCTGGTTTTAAGATACGGCGAGTCGGACAACAAAACACCGATGTCATCCAAAAAGGTACTGCTATTTTGGTCAACCCTTTCATTAGTTATCGCAGAAACAACCTCGTCAATAAACGCGGTGTCGCCAAGTTTGAAACTATCCAAAACGCTTTTGATAGTGCTAGTCAATGTCTCGGCCATTAGAAACCTCTCTGGAAACTTTTAACAATGTTCAAACCAATTTCACGACCCAAATCAACAGCCTGTTTAGTTTTTTCCCAACCATACTTTTTGTCGCTTTTTATCATGCGTTGCCACTCACCTGTGGTCATCATCCGTTTAGACGACCCATCCTGATACGACAAAGCAACCTCATAGTCAGGGTTAGACATATCAATATCTGCTTCAGGGCGTTCCAACAGTTTTGATGCGACAGTACGATAATCCGCAGTCAGACCTTCCAGGGTTTCACCGGCATCGATAGCTGGAGCCAAATGGGCGTACTTGAGTTTGGCTGCGGCGCGTAACCCGCCCACAAAATCTTCGTTAGTTATCTCACCGGACAACACTTTTTCCATACGGTCCTGTGAGGCAACGCTAAAATATGATTTAGCTGTTTTCATTGCCGACAAGTACGGCGCAGTAGCTTTGACTTGTTCTACAGCATTAGGGTTAAAGTACGTGCCATCATCCTTTTTAGCAAACAACTGTTTATAGGATTCTTGTTTAAGTTGTTCGTCTTTCCAACCGTAGTTAACCGCGTTAGATAACAATTTGCCGTAAGTTGGCGCATCCCAATCTAATGTGCCTATAGCAGTTTTGATTTCGAAAGCCTTGTTGGATGACTGCAATTCTCGAAACCATGATGTGCCACCAAATGCTGCTTGAAATCGTTCCTCGGTGTACTCCGTCTTTGGGTTAACAGCTGTTTGGAAAAGGTTGAAAACATCAGCATATTTGGTTCGGTCAAGGTCAGTGAACATCCAACCATATTGCGGATATTTAGTAACAAAGGTTTGTTCCCAACCAGCATTAGCGGCAGCTTCATTCTGCCTATTTTTCTTGTTTGTTTCACGCCTTTTTTTAGCTTCAGCGGCAATACGTTTCTTTTCAGCAGCAGCAGCAGCAGCAATTTTAGCATCTTTAGCGGCTTTATCTTTTGTTGCCTGGTCAACCAGCATTTGTTCACGTGGGTCTAAAGCAGGTCCGGTATCACTCATCGTGCTAATCCTTTAATCATTTGGTCCATAATATTCCCAAAATCAACAGCTTTCTGTACACGCACTTCTTGCCCAAACTTTTTCTCAATCATACTTTGAGCAGCAACCCCAGCATCAGGAGCCTGCACAACAACACCACCCGACTGCGTATCTAATTGTGTTTGTTGTTGCACTTGTTGGTTCTGAAAAGACTGCACAAACTGTTCAGCAATATTGTCATCGATGGCTCTGCCCAACAAATCTTGTGAAGCTTTTTTGAACACCGCTTTCAAATCGGCTGGATTAGTAACTTGCTTAGGGGATTTACGTCCGCCACCACCAGCTTGCAAAGAAGGGTTTACAGGAAAGTCTCTTTTAAAAAGGGATAAAGCTTTTTCCCAAGGCACTTCTTTAAAGTTCGAATACCGAAGATACCTTTGAAAAGCGTTAATGTCAGCATCGCTTAGGCCATTACCCATTTTTTGGCCCTCGTAAGTGCCACGCAGATACAGTTCTTTAAGGAGAGGGTCGCGTGTTGCGGGAGGCAAAGTTGAGAGAATGTAAGCAGGTTGAGTAGTCAAATCGTAAGCATCAGACCTACCCACTCCTTCCGGCAAACCAGTTTTTGAAGAAGCAACAGCACCAGCAGCATCCCTTATTTGTTGCTCAAGTTCTTCCTGCGTTAAAGGCTGACCGTCACTTTTAGAATCAGATGAACCTTTAGAAGAAGAACTCTTTTTTTCAGTCCACCCTTTAGGACCATAAGTAAAAGTTTTACCGGCAGAGGTCCACGAATCGCCATTCTTCCAAGGCTTTCCAGTTTTAGGGTCCTCAAGCGGGATAGTAACGGTAACAGCCATTTTTAATAATCCAATTCTTTAGACAAAACACGGTCATACACACGTTTAAACGCAGGGTACTTTTCTATTATACCGGCGGCGGCATCTTCCAATTCAAGCAAAACTGGACGATTCTTTTTAGCGCCAATACCAACTTTAGTCCCAGCAATAGAATCTAAAGCAGTTTGACGCAAAGCAAGATATTCACGCAAACCCTGGGCAACAGGATTATCGTCCATAGTTTTTGAATAAGCAGCCGTGCTTAACTGTTCTATTTGTCGTTTATATTTATTAACATCGAAAGCAGGGAATTTGAACCCAGGGTACTGTTTCCCCAAATTTTCTTTTGCTTCTTTTAAAAGCTTTTCTTGGGCAGGGTTCGGGTCGGAACCTGCTGCTTCTTTAGAAATTTTGTATTGGGCATAACCGGCAGACCATTGTGCTTCATCTAAAGCCAAAACATTAGGGTTCTTTTCGCGGGAACCTTCTTCTATCTGCCGGTTGTAAACTTGCCATTCCCAAGTAGTGCCAGCAGTAGCAAAATAGCCAGCTACTTCAGGCCAGGTTTTTAAGAATGTTTTATTTTTATATTCCCATTCGTCAAATTCTTTAGTTGCTTCCATACCCTCAAAATTCAACTTAGTTTTTCTAGCAAGATAAGGCCAGAATGTTTCGTCGTAAGCATCAAAGAATTTTTGTGCAGAAGTATCGTAATCTTCCAACTGGAATCTGCGCAGGTCGGCAATAGCTTGACCAATAAAAACGTCCGAGCCTTCAAGTTTGACTATGAAGTCTGTGCTTTTAGGTCGTGAAGGACCAAGCCATTGTCCGGCAGAACGCATAAAAGTTAAAATTTTGCCTTTAGATTTAGAATCTTCTTGCAAACGCATTTTTTCTTGAGCAGCAATAGTTGGGTCTGGGTCATCTAAATTATATTTCCCTGTCGCAGCTAAAACTAGCGATGTTTCAAAAACGGCGTTACCCAAAGCACCTATGCTGTCTGGGTCGTCTTGCCATGCAGACCAAGCTTTTTGCGCCCAAGAAGGCATAGCGAGTGCTTTAGGTAGTTCACCTAATTTCATTTCGCCAAAAGGCATTATGAAATCCCTAAACTCATTGTATTTTGGGTCATCAGGCAAAAATTGCGAGGCGATAGCGGTAAAGTACGGTCCAAGACCAGGACTAAATTTGAGGCCCATAGTTGAACCTGAACTCAAATCGAAACCTTGCAAAGCACCAGAAACAGGAGCAGTTAACGGGGTGTTTAACCCTGTCCATATTTTTGCTATTTGTGCGCTACCTGGATAGCTGAATGACCATTCTTGAGTGTTCGGGTCTTTAAAAAAGAACCCTCTACCGTCTTTATCTGGGTCAGCTTCACGTCCACCTTCAACAATAAGTTGTGTTTTGCGCAACGAAGTAACGTTTGGCAATACCATGCCACTAGCCGTAGGGACAGTGTACATTCTGCCGAGACTTTTAAAAAACTCTGCGTATGCCGCAGCGAACGGACTAACTACACGTGCCGCTTGCAAATAGTTGCTTGTGTTGCTCGCGTCATACAAAATTGTTTTCAACTCATCCAAGGCGTTGCCTTTAGCATAAGCATCAAGTTCGTCTAAAGTAATTGTGCCACTAAGTTTTGTTTGCCCATTAGCAGCATTACTTATTTTATCCCAACGCTCAGGGTTCCCTAAGAATTTTGCTGGTGTAGTACCAGAGTTTTTTGCATTTTTTATGATGTTGTCGCGCAACAACTTAACGTCGTCTAACGACAAACCTGGCAAAAGCTGGTCGATAGCAGTCTCGTAATAGAACTGTCGGAACAACGGTGAACGGTCAAGAACCCTTGAACGTTTGCCATACAAAAACCCAAAAAGTCTGTCCGTAACGTCATCGAATGAAGCGTCCCATTTAGCAACTGCCCCAGGCGATAAACGCACCTCTAAAGGAAGTATTGGGGCAAGTTTCTCGTTATATAAAATAGATTCATCACTCAAAAGTTTTCGTAAACCTACGGAGTTTTCGCTATTTGAAAAAGCAAAAGGTATGATAACTGCTTCACCTGTAACATCATCAAAAGAAACAACTCTTGCTTGACGCAACTTTTTACTTTTACCTGAAATCGGAATAGAAACAACTTGGCCAACATCTTTGCTTGACAAGCCAATATTTTTGGCATTAGCAAGAGTTTCTTTAGGCAAATGCCCATTAGCAATAACGTCAAGAAGTCTGCTGTCACCACCCGTTTGCGCTTCTACGCGAAGTTTAAATTCGTTGATGAGATAACGCAAGTTATCTTCATCGTTGAGGTCAACTTTTTGTACTGCTCCAGTGTAAGCCTTTTTTGTTTTATCAAAAACAGCTCTGCCGTTAATGTGGTAATCCTGTTGGTCAAGAAACCACTTTTGACCTACAGGGTCATTTTTAATAAAGTCAAGTATTTCACCTTCTGTTGCATTAGCAGCATGCATGCGAGCTATAGGGTCAGCGTTCAATATGCCCATTTGGTCGCCATGAGCAAAAACTACATCTTCAATATTTGCATTTGGTCCACGTGTAACTGTGTCAAAATAACCTGAACGTTTGCCTCGACGCATAACAATAGAAGGGTCACCAAATTGACGGTAAAGGTTTGCCTCTAAAGCATCACGATAAACCCTCATATTCTCGCTAAGTGTTTTGAAAGTAAAAACATCGCCAACAACGTCATATCCACCTTTTTTATGGGTGGACCAAGCAATCCAATCTAAAGGATGGCGGAAAGAACCGACAACATCGCGGTGAGATAAAGCTATACGCATTTGTGCTTCGGCAAGGTTGCGCACAGCGTACCCACCAGTAGCAAGAATCACCCTTCTAAAAAGTTTATCTTGCATCCACATAGCAGCAGAAAACGGCATACGGAGTTTACCCGCTGAAGCTAATTTTTGGAAAATATCTTCATCCATCAAGCCAATTTCTTTTAATTCTTTAACAGCCCCGCCCGCTTTGTATCGGGTTATTTTATTCAGTTTTCCAGTTAAAGCTTTAACTTGGTTAACATCCGGCATATCAATAATTACGCTAGCCAACTCTGATTGCAACATAGGGCCACCAAAAGCACCATCAGTAATTTCGTCATTACCAACTTGTACTTTATGGAAAAATCCACCATCTTCAGGAACACCGTCCATACCTAAAGCCCATTGTGACCTTAAATACATTTTTTCATAAAACTTGTTGAAAACTGCTTTAACAATATTTTCGTCGACACCATTTAGGTGAACCATCACATCTTGTACTGTACGTTCCCATTTTTCTTTAAAAGCTTTACGGGCAGTAGGTGTAGCAGAATCACCTGACATAGCATCTAATGCTTCGTCCAAAATTTGTCGACGACCAGGCATCGTTACAACTTCTTCAGTACCATCTGCGGCAACCCTTGTTAATTGCCATTCATTTTCTGGTATCAAAGCTGCGCGTGACCAGTTGTCTATAGCGTTCATCGTATCGCGCACGTCTTGTGGGGCTTCAGAAGAAATGTCACCAATGTTGCGGGCTTGTTTAGAGAAACCTCGAACAACCTTTTTCCCACCAGGGATACTTTCTAGTCCTTCAATAATTTTTGTTCGACGAGCATTGCTAATAACAAATTTGTGTATCCCGTCAACACCAACAGTACGAGCCAAACCTTTTTGTGGGATACCCAAAACATCAGCCAAAACTGCTTGGACATCCAATTCTGTTTTAGCGTCACGTAAACGTTTAACAGTATCGGCATAAACATTTTTTCCTACAAGTGCGCGTACATCGTCAGCAGTGTTTGCACTAACTAAACGTTCAACAAGCCGTCTGCCTCCACGCGAACCAAGAAATTTGTTGGCTTCAGCAGGGTCGACTGTCGAGCCGACAATACCTGCTAAACGATGAGCTTCTTTTAGTTCGTCGCCAGTCATTTTTGATAACGGGATTACAACACCGCGGCCCTGCAAAGCATCTGCTGTGCCACCTAAAGTTTTAATAATTTTGCTTGCATCTTCTGCTGAAGCTAATTCGCTAAAAAGGTTTCCTGCATACTTTGCTCCAGGTGCAACAGGGACTTTGATGGCAACATAACCATCTACAACACCAGACATAAAGTTGTATGCAAGGCTATCTTCTTTAAGGATTGCACCGGCTAAACCGCGGCCTATAGTCCAAGCATGGCCACCGTCAGTAAAGCCGCGGTACAATCCGGCTCGCATCGCTTGTTCTTTTCTGATTTTGTCTGAAACAAAATAACCAGAACCTTGGTTTTCCCAATTATCTATTAACGTTCCTAAAGTTGTTGAACCAAAAAATCCACCTTTGTCAACTAAACCACTCCAGTCGCTTGATGTTAGTTTTATTTCACCAGTACCGTACTGTTCCCCGTATTGTGTTCTTAAAACGTTTTCCGGCAGATTAGATACGTCTGTAGCAAGATTTTTAAAAGCAGGTATAGTGTTTTTTGCGCTTGCAACTACGTTTTGTGTTAACTCTCCTGCCGTATCAAGAGCAGCAAAAGTAGGTCGCAAAACTGCTTTTGTAGCAGTCGAAAAAGCGTCAGGCAAAACTGAACCGGCAACGGTTTTATTAACGTCATAAACTGTTCCAACAACTTTTTTACCAGTCTTTAAAACTGGAGCAGCAAAATCTGGAGTGACAGCACCACCAACAGTTTTAGCAAAACTTGTGAGCCAGTTCCCTTTTGGTTTGCCGTTCATGCCGTCAGGGTCAGCGTTTGCTGCTTTAGCTGTTTCTTCAGCAACTTGTTTAACAAGAGCAGCAGAAGTATTGTTTTTTGCTAAAGCTAAAACCACGCCAGGTTGCAACATCGGGTATTGGCGGTATATCTGCGATGCCCTATCAGCAGTTTCTTTTCTTGCGTTTAAAAAAATTTTGTTAAGATTTTCACCCTCGCGGCGCATGCCTTCGAGCATTGCTTGTTCTTCTTCAAAACTAAGTTTTCCTGACATGTCAACCTTTGTCTGTCAAGTTAGATATAAGATTTTTCAAATCATCGCTAGGGAACAACTGGTTTAAAACAATAAGTTCTTGCAAAACAGAGTTGCCTAACATTGGTGGTGCAGTAATACCTGCTTGGAAAGCGTTAGGTCCAGGACCAACATTCGCACCAGCAGTAACAGGCTCATCAGGAGCATCAGTGTCACGGTTGAAAGCACCCATAGAACCTGGTGCAACAGCATTACGTGGACGAGGAGCAGGGGCAGGGGCAGCCATCGGTACGGCACGTTGCGCAGCCATCTGCTTACCAGCCTCACCATACGTCTGACCTTTAGCAGCAGTCACAGCCATCTTTTTTGCGGGGTTCTGCAAATCTGTTCTGTTCGAATACTGTTTAGCCATTTAGTTCAACCTTGATGCAAGACTTAAAACGGAACTAGCAGTACCAGGAGGAGCAGCAGCACCCGCACCACCGCCAGCTTTCAACGCTTGCAACAAAGCCTGTGGGTTAGGTGGGCCTGAAGGTGCGGCAGGTTGTTCAGCGCCCATACCAGGCATTGCTAAACCAGGCATAGTTTCAGGAGAACCCTGTGGTGCTTCAGCAGCCTGTCGAGCCTGCGCACGTTTCTGTGCAGCCTGAATAGCCTCAGCCAAACCCATCTTGTTCGACTGCACTTGCATAGCAATATACGCCAAGTCATCAGGTTGGTAAGGGCCGTTAGGGTCAGCAGCTTGCGACTGGATGGATTGCAACAACGCAGCCTCAATACCTTCCGCAACAATACGGTCCTTCTCCAACTCAGGGTCAACAATCAGCGGGTCAGATTCACGGGCAGTTTCTTTAGACATCAACCCTGTACCCAAACGTTGACCTAAACCAACGATAAGACTGTTAACGTCGCTACCAGAAGCAGAATAGGCAACATAATGGAAATCTGTTTCCCACAACTTGTTTGGGGTGTAGTCAACTATCCCACCTTTGCGTCCAGGGATATAGAAAGATTTAGGGCTGTTGCCGTAATACGTTTTTTCTATCGCTATCGCAATTTTATCTTCCTCGACGAGACATGAAGCGAATGTGTCTTGTGCTTCTTGTACACGGAAGTCAACTGTGGCAGACAATACGGATTCGCCACGGCGACCTGTTCGAATGTTTGTTCCCGACTCCCCACCAAACTCGGCAGGGATAGCACCCTCTAAACGTTCTTGACGCTCGATGCGGTCTAACGCAACATCGGTTTTGTAGCCAGGGTTTGTTTGCAACTGTTGAATGTCGCCACCTTTAACGACACCTAACTGTCCTGTTTTGCCGTCGGCAACCTGCAATATTTCAGGGTTCTCACCTGGGCGTGACACCAAATATTCGTCAGGGAAAATGCCTCGCTCAATAGCGATTTCGGTGAGAGCTTGCAAACGTGCGCGGGTGTAATACATGCCCAATAGACCATCGAACTGTCCACGGGGTTTGTCTAGCGTGACACGGGAAGGCATAACCACTAATGGCATACCTGTACGGTTCACCATGCGGGTTAGTTCTACTACACGCGCACCACTATAACTCTGACCGGTTTGCGTATCACGGGCTTTCTCTGTCCCAAGAACACAAGTAACAATCTCGTTGTCGCAAACATATTCGAGGATAGTAAACATGTCATCCCAAGACGGGTTACCAACATTCAAGATACCGTCGATAGCGTAACCATAGTTTTGTGTTAACCAGCGGTACGTGCGGTTGTACGTGAAAATGCAGTTATCGGGTACAGGGTTGTCGGGGTCTGCGGATGGTGCAGCGAAAGTGTCTAACGGGTTGCGCAAATGCCATTCGGGTAGACGTTTATCAAAGTTGGGTTTAATGAAAACGGGGCTAGATGAGTAGGCGAGAAGATGCCTGGCTCGTCGACGCATCTTTTGGTTCATGCGGTTCGCATCCCAAATAGCTGTCATGGCACGGTTGCGGTCACGAGAAAGTTTCATAGACCTGTCGTTGCCTTCACGCAACGCAGGAAAATACGGTGTTGGCATAGTTGATGCTATGCGCATACTCATTTGGTCTAAACCTTGCACGAGAAGGTTCGCTACAGAAGATTTAGTGTTCTTATCTAGTTCGTTTAACGGCACAACAATGTCGCCGTTAGCCAACCTACGTACGTCACGCATTTGTTGGAGAACGGGTCCTTGTGCGTCTAGACGCTCTTTGTATAGTTCAACTATCTGTTCTGGTGTAATCATTTATTACTTTTTTGGTGCTGGTCGAGCGTTGCGGTTTGATGGTTTTGCGCCATCGGAACGCATTTTGCGTTCTGCTTTAGCCTGCAAATTTTGTGCATCGGTCATGCGATTAGGTTTAGTGCCAGTAGCTTTGTAATAGTTGTTCATGCTGTCCCATTTTTGTCCAGCAACAAGTTTGGCAGCTGCCTTGAAACGACCTTCTTGTGGAGAAATCAACTTTCCTTTAACTTTGATTTCTGAAGAAAAGTTTTCACCAACCATGTTGTCAACAAATTCTTTTCTACTAACACGCATTTCGCCTGTACCACCGAACTTGTCACGGTAAAAAGGGTCTGCCGAACGGTAAGCTTTTGTTTTCGCTAACTCTTTAGCAATATCAGCAGAAGAAATAGCTGTCTCGGTTTTCTTTTTAACAATAACTTTTTTTGCTGAAGCCATAACTATTATTTCCCTTTTTTCATTTGAGGTCCACGCTTGTTTGTAGGAATTTTAGCCGAAGCGTAATAATCTTTTGAACCTTCCCAGCGGAGAGTAGCGATTCGACGGGCAGCTGCTTGAGCATTTGCGGAGGTTCCAGAGACATACTTGCCGTTAGGCATTTTGATTTCGCCTTCACTAACAACATCTTGGAAAGAAGCAATGAACGCTTTTTTGCCTAGTTTCATGTCGGCACGTTTAGAACCAGGATACTTTTTTGCCATCACGTAATCTAGGTCGCTACCTACACTCACTTTTCGTGGTTGTGAAGCACCAGTAGTGGGTTTGGGTGATGGTTTTTTAGAACCAACAAAATACCCGTTACCTTGGTTATCCCATTGCGACGTAGACGATTTCTTTTTAGCGGCAGCCATGATACTCCTGAAAGATTAGGTGACATAACAATAACATAACTATCTGTCCAACATCCAAGAAGGTCGCCACTGGCGGGGAGGAGCCTTCGCTTTCGTTAGGTTCGGCAAATTCAACACCGCCATCCACAGGCTCATCACAATGTCTGTACCGTTCTTCTTGTCACGAGTCCACTTACACAACTCATCCACAGCAGCCATCGTTTTCCAGTTGCCACGCATCGACGGAAACCGCAAAGCACCCGTACGGATAATTGCCGGCAACAAAGCCTCCACACCCAGGTTCTCATCAAGCTTGTTTCGGCTAGTCGTGTGCGGAACAATATTCACCATCTGACGTGACTGCCATTTGCGAACAAAATCGTGCGCCAACAAGAACCTTTGAGCAGCGTTAATCTCCACAACCCAATGCGATATAGGGTAACCCAAAGCCATCGAGCGGTTCTGCCACTCCTCCATCATCCCCGAATACTCACCTGTCATAGTGTTGTACCCAAGTAGGTCCTCAGCAGTCAGTTTCACCCGCTCAACATCAACCACATGGTAAAGGTTTGTTTCAGGCTGATACAAAATCCATGTCAAAGCCCAAAACTGTGTCGGGGAAGGGTCTACCGCTACGATAGAAACTATTGGTGGAGCCAAACCATAGGGGATATGCCCTGGCATACGGTCATTATCTATACAACCCTGATACAACACCCCGTCAACACCCATACCGCCCGTTAGCATGGTACGTGAAACAAGGTATGCCTCATCCCCAGCGTCCTCTTGCTGGTAAACAACCTTGAAAGTGGTCGGGTTAGAGTATCGGATGTACGATAAATCTTTCCAAGACAACCGCACAGGGTCCAATAGTGGGCCGTCAGGGTACGGCAAAGCCTTGGTAGACCTAGATTCCTTGCCGGTATCCAGTTCCGGATAGTAAGCCTTATAGATGATGTGATGATATTTAGATGATTTCTGTGGTTCATCACCAACATCTTCAGGGTTCTCAATATTTGACCCGTCATACTCGTAATCGTCATCATCGTAAGAAACTTTAGATAGGCAATGAGCGTACAAGTCTCCTGGTCCCAACTTCTGTCCAATAACAGCTAGTAAACCACCTGGGTCTACACGCGCTTCAGCCATCGAATCCCATCGTTCCAACAGTTTGTCACGGGCAGTAGATTCACGGGCGTTCTCAGGGGAAGCAACGTCATCAAAAAGACACAAATC